AAGGAAGGTGCAGATGATTTCTCAGTTCTGTCATAAGGTAAACCAAGTTTATCAAAAACTGTTGCAATGCTTCTTGCAGCCCAAATCTGTGGTTCTATCCCTGTTTCTGCTTTTACTTTTAATAACAATTCATGTTCTTGTGCTGTTAATTGTTGTTTTAGCTTGTGTGCTCGTTCTATATCAACTCTTACTCCTTTAAATCTCATGTCAACTAGACATGGAAATAAATCAGTTTCTAAATTAAATACTGATTCTATATCTTGATGAACTATTTCTTTTTTAAATAATTGCCATAGTTCTAATGTAAGTTCAGCATCCTTTTCAGCATATGCGCCTACTTCCATGGCAGGAAGCTGCCACATATCTTCTTTAGGATCTAATCCTCTTGATTTTGCTGCTTCATTTAAAGCGGTTTCACTTTTACCATAACCAAGATAATCCCAAGACAAAGTATTTAAACTGTATTGAAATCTATTCTCATCAATTAATGATGCTGCAATCATAGTATCAACAACTAAACCATTAATTTTAATACCCATTTGTTTAATCCAACAAACGTCATACATTGCATTATGAAATATTTTTAATGATGGAGTAGCCATAGTATCTTTAAACCATGTTAAAACTTTTTTCTTATCCATGTTTGGCCCTGAGCCGTGGGCTATGGGAAAATAAAAAGATCTTCCTGGTACAGCAACAGCAATACCAATGACTTCTCCATTACCTATAACAGAACCGGATCCTTTCTTTTTTAAATCAGGATCTCTTGTTTCTAAGTCTACTGCAATCTCATCATAAGATCTTAGATCTGGAAACTCTTCTGGTTCAACCCATTCCTTTTGTGCTTCAAATAGTGGTACTTTCATTCGTAGTCCCTTTCAATAATCATTTCTATATAATGGATTGCTTTTAACAAATCCTGTTTTTTTCCTTTATCTTGATGCCTACAAATATATTTGATGGCATTACCTTCTGCAAACAGTATCTTATTTTTATTAATAAATAAAGAAGGTTGTATTTCATATTTTTTATAATGTGCACCTCCTATTTGTTTAAAAAATGATTTATTACTCATAACTGGTATCCTTTCCATTCTCGTTTAGGTTTTAATATATAAAGATTTTGCATAGATCTTGTTACACCCACATACCAAACTCTATGTTCCTCATCTTCTTTATCTACATTAATAGATGTAGATTCTCTTATCTTTTTGGCATTATCTAATACAAGAATAACATTATCGCACTCACCACCTTTTGCAGCATGGATTGTTGATACTTCTATTCTAGGTTCTTCAGATAATTTTTCACCATTAGTTAATAATGTTCTAATGTATAATTCTTTATTTTGATCTAAATTTGTAAATGCATCAAACCATTTGATTTCTTTGCTATAACCAATATCTTCTATTTTAATACTATTTTTATTTTCAAATTTCTTTTCATTAAAATCACCTTCCAGATATTCATATAAATCTTTACAATCAGCTACAGATATTTCTTTACCTAAAACAAGATCAGTCCATTTTAATACAGATTTATAAAGTTTATTATCAATACTTTTTCCGTATCTATTTTTAAAATATAAATTACTTTCTCTTAATGAAGCAGATATTTCATCTGCTCTATAAATAGTTCTTGTTAATATTAACCATTTACCTTCTGTTAAATCTAAATTATCTAAATTAAATATATGTTCAACCTTACCTTCTACAACATTTCCTTGTTTATCTTTCTTTGCATAATAAATTTTTTCTTTTCTTTTACCCTGTATTCTATTGATAATTGTATTGGATAACTCTTGAACAGCTTGTGGTATACGTTCCGATTGTTCTAATACTTCTTCTTCCGCCGGTTCATCAATAAATCTATTAACATCAGCTCCAGCCCAAGCAAATATAGCCTGGTCATCATCTCCTGCTAAAAATATATCAGTTGATTTTGTTTTTAATATATCAAACATTTTCCATTGTATTGGAGAAAGATCTTGTGCTTCGTCTATAAAAACAACTTCAAATTGAGGACATTTATCTGAATTAAGAACAAATCTTTCAATCATATCTGTATAATCGTCTAGGTTATAAGCTTTTTTGTAATTATTAAGATTTAAATTAATATATTTTAAAGTATCTATATCAATGTCTCTGCTCCATTCATTTGTATTAAATTCATCTTCAATTGAAACACATCTAACTCTAGATTTACCTATCAATTTAAAATATTCATTATCACAATCCATATAACAACTTTCATCAGATTCGCTTGTATAATTAACTCTAATACCTAATTCTTTTCCTAGTTGTTCGTAATGAACCGGTTGCATAACATTTTCTTCGCTCATACCTAATGAATGAAATGCTAATGAATGTAATGTTTGAAAAAATTTAACATCTGTCTTTAATAAATCTTTATTTAGATTTAAAAATCTTTCTCTTGCTTCATTGGCTGCTTTTCTTGTAAAAGCAAAATAACCTATTTTATTTAAAGGAACTCCTTTCTTTAAATAATTATCTACTTCATTAAGCAATCTTCTTGTTTTACCTGTTCCTGGAGGACCTAATACTTTTTTAATCATTACATTATGTCCTTTTTAGATTTAATATTAATTATTTCCGGTTCTATAGATTTTTTAGAAAATTTATCCATAGGTATTTTAACAACTTCGATTGGATCATGAGATTCTTTTTCATTTAATCTTTTAGGGAATCTTTTTAATTGACCAAATTCAGCCTTAAATAAATCTTTAACTTTTTGAGCAACTATCATTTTATTTTCTTTAAATTCTTTGTTCTTTAATAAATTACAAAAACTAGACCATTTGAAATAAGCATGACCATCTTCTATTAATACTGCTCCTGATTTAAATGATGCATGTGATTTAGCCTGTGGTCCATTAAGATATTCTTTTAAATATTCTTCTAATTGTTCATCTGGAGTAGTTCCTTTAGGAGGATTGATAACATCTTTAGGTGGAAATAATTTATTTATAATTTCTTCAAATTCAAAAGTCTTAACTGTTGGAACAAATATATCTGCACTTTTCATTATTAAAGATCTTAATTCTTGTTGTTGATTAATTTCTCCAATATATTTAGCTCTTATATTTTTAACCTTGCCTCCAGGTAATTCCACATTGAAAGTATACTGTGGTTCTGGATAATTAATTTTTTGTAATCCAGTTAAACTTGGAAACATTCTTTTTCTATCTGAAGCAACACCAAATGTTCTTTTTAAACACTCAGATTTCATACAAAAATTAACTATAGGTTCTTGTGTACATGAATGTCCTTTGGTAGAATCTTTCTTCCAAGATCTAATTTTATCTCTTACTTTTTTTTCGTCCCAATCATTTACACCATCCTTATTTCTTGCAAAATAATCATTGGCTGCTTGTACAACTTTCTTATCCCAATTATCTGGATATTTTTTCTTTGCAAATACCATGTAATTGTATAACCATCTATCTCTACCATCTGTTAATGGTTCTTTAGCCATTATCTGCAGACAAGGAGGACCATCATCAAACTCGGATGGGCCTCCCTGTAGTACAGTTTTCACATGGGCTAATGAAAACTCTTCTAATTCATCTACTGTTTTTTGATTTGCTTCTACAACCTGAATAAATTGTTCAAAAGTAAAAGGTTTACCATCAAAATTAATTGCTACTCTGTCATTCTTATTAAAATAAGGTAAATTTATAAACTGACCAACTGATAGTTTACCTTCAGCATCTTGACCTAATTCTGTTTGTTTAGGATATATTTCTGTTTTAGTTGGAAGTTTTAATGTAAATAATAATGTATCTAAAAAATTTCTTACAAATTGCGCTTTGGCATATGATTTTAAAAATAAATATAAATGTAAACCACCACTTTTTGATTTAATAGGAATTAATGGAAGATCGTATTCTTTTATAATATCTAAATATTTTTTAACTGAAAAATCTTTATAATCTTTTGAATCTATATCTATAGCACCAAATAATACTTTGCCTTCATCATTACATGGTTGAATACCTATAGATTTTTTACCATTTAAATGATCTAAATAATCTTGATCTGTAATTGGTTTATCTGCCCAACCATACGTTGGTTTTTTCTTACCTGTTTCTGGATCTATTGTAGATTTATCAAAATATGCTATTCCAAAATCTCTTTTTAACCCAGTAAAAATTTCAATAAACTTTCTTTCCATATAGCCCTTTATGTTTTTACGTGGGCAATTTCTTGCCCACGATAATTAACGAGAGAAAATTAGAAGTGAGCTTCAGATCCTTTTTCAGATCCGTTAGATTCACCGTGTTTCACTATAACATCTCCTTTAGAAACACTTTCAGCAAATGATTTAGCTTGTTGGTATAAAGCTGCATCCTCTACAGGACCTACTTTAGTAACCTCCCAACCAAACCAAGTACCTTTATCATTTGATTGTTGAACTGTTCTTAATTTATATACATGACTAAAAGATGCTGGAGTAAATAATCCATTTTTACCTTTCATCTTTGTTCCTGTTATCATGCTATTCCATTTTCTACTTATCTTTAATTGCGTAGATTTCATAGCAAGTAAAGCCGTAGTTGGAGTTTGACCACAAACAATTAAAAAATAGCTTGCAGTTTTTTCAATATAATTACCATTTGGTAATCTATCTTTAAAAGAAGCATCTCTTTTTGTTTTAGTCATTATATCACTTGATGATGGATGAATTCCAACTGGAGCGCCAGAACCTTCACCTCTTTCCTGCCATTCAATATATTCTAATTTGTAATGGCATGGTAAAACATTAATTCCTTTTTCACCATCAAATAGTTCTCCAGTTACAGAATTGTAAATCATTCCAGGATCTGCACCTTGAACATATTTACCATCTCTTTTATTAACCTCTGGAGATAGTTGTCCTAGTATTTTAAGAAAAGGTAATGCTAGATCTTCATGACCTATATTACCTAGACCTTTATCTGCATCTTCTTCAAAAAGACTAACAGCTAAAGCTCCCGCAGATACTTTCTCAGCTACTGCGTTGGACTTTTTTGTTCCGTGGTCCATTGTACTTTGTGCTTTGTTCATGTTTATTTCCTTATTATTTTGGTTCTGTTTCCTGCGAACACGTTAAATAGATCAGAGGGCATATCTTTCC